AAACAAACGAAATAAAGTAGATAAAATAGGAATAGATACTTTGTTTAATTTATCAGACAATAGCAACATAAATGAACATAAAGCATATAATGATATTTGTTTAATGATTGATGAAGAAATAGAAAACTGGCATTGGTATGATAAAAAGCTGTTTAAATTGTATCGTGATACTGATATGAGTATGAGGGATATTGCAAAAGAAACTAATATTAGTTTAATATCAATATTTCACTCAATTAAAAACTACAAAGAAGTATTAAACACAAAGTTTATGAATGATTATCAAGATTATATTAATAATGACTATAACAACATATACTAATGGGAAGAAAAAAGAAAGCAACAGGATTAGGTGATACTATTGAACAAATCACCGAAGCAACTGGAATTAAAGCAGCAGTTGAATTATTTAGCAAAGTAACAGGAATAGATTGTGGTTGTGAAGAAAGAAAAGCAAAACTAAACAATTTAATTTCATATCGTAGAAACGTTAATTGCTTAAAAGAAGATGAATATTTGTTTTTAAAAGTATTATACGACAATAGAACAAATCAGTTAACACCAAAACAGCAGCACACAATTAAAGATATTTACTTAAATGTATTTAATGAAAAGTTAGATAGTTCAAATTGTGCAAGTTGCTGGAGAACTATTTTATCTGATTTAAGAAAAGTTTATGATACTTATGAAATAAATGAATAACTGGAAAGAAAATGATTTATTTAACTATTTAGTGGAAAATGTTTATCCAGATTTAGTTAAAGCAAAAAATCAAATGAGTAGATGGGATTGTTATAGTCCATTAACTTCACATAGGATTGAGTTAAAATGTAGGCAAGTGCATTATAAAACTTTGTTATTAGAAAAAGTAAAATATGATGCTATGATAAAAGAATGTGAAAAGCATTTAGATATACCAATATATATTAATTCAACACCAAAAGGAATTTATAGTTTTAATCTACATTTGATTGAACCAATTTGGGAAATAAACAATAAAAATCCAGCTACAACATATTTTAACAATAGAGAAAAAATAGAAAAAGAAGTAACATATTTAGAAATAACAAAAGCAAAACAATTATGAAACAAACAGCAGTAGAATGGTTATGTGAAAAATATCATTTAAAAAAAGATATAGAAATAGTTAAACAAGCCATAGAAATGGAAAAAGAACAAATGAGAAGTGCAAGTTGCCCTTATATTGGTGGCTGGGAAGATGAAGAGTTTGAATATTGGTATAATGAAAAATATAAAAAATAATATTATGAAAGACAATCCAATACAATTAGAATACTTAAAATCTGTATTATTAGCTCAACTTTTATTAGAAGCAAATGAAAGTTTAATTTTTACAACACAATACAGGCAAACTATTAAGAACTTAATTAACAGACTTAACAAAGAACTTGAACAAGTAGTATTTGAAGAATATACAAAGGTTTATAAAACAGACCCAGAAATGACTACAAACATTTTAAGGTCAATAGAAAGCATTATAACTAAATTGCAAACATCAACAATAGATGAAATAGTAATGATTGATGCAGTAGTAGATAAGTACAAAGAAAACAAAGAATGGTTTATGGAAAATGGTAATGCAGAATTTTTAAAATTAAACTAATGAAAATAACATATACATCATACGGAAAAACATCAACAATAGAAACTTTTGATGATATTAATATTGATGATTTAGGTAAAATACTTTATGATATTTGTTTATCACAAGGTTGGCATCCAGCATTATTAAAATCAATATTTAAAAAGAATGTAACTAATGGCGAAAGTTAAAGAAGAAAAGTTTATACCTAAACCTGATGAAGTTGATGCTATGAGTTTATGTTGGAAAAATGATTTAGCTTATGTTATTAAACCAACAAAAAATGCAAACAGATATAATATTATAAAATATCAAATCAGTAACTACAATGAAATATTTTATTACAAAGAAAACAATGTAAATGCAGAATTTACAGAATATGAAGGATTAAAAAAAACAATGGAATTATATAATTTTCACGCTAAAAGATTTACAAAATGACACCAATAGAATTTAATGTATGGTTAATATTATTAGAATTATGTTACATAGCATATTTATTAACTCAAATTAAAAACAAATGACAACATTAGGATTTTACGATACTGAAGATAATAAAAAAAGATTAGAAAAATTAAAAACAATACACGAAAACAAAGTAATGATACCACTACACTATGACAATAAAAAAAGCTATGATGTTATAGACTTTATTAAAGACTATAATTTAAACTTTAATGAGGGAAACGTAATTAAATATGTAGCAAGAGCAAAACATAAAGGCACACATATAAAAGACTTGGAAAAAGCAATAGACTATTTAGAAAGAGAATTACAATATTTAAGAAAAGAACAAGAAGAATGGATAGAGAAACAAAAATAGAATTTGAAACTTTACAATTACAATTTATATTAACAAATCTATTAAAGAAAAGGGAAGCACTTTATTTAAAAGGTTTAAATGATGAAAAGATAAATGATAAGATAAGAGCAACACAACACAAATTGCGATTTGCAAATCAAGGATAGTTTAATAGCTATCCTTTTTTGTTTTAAAATGTTAAAGTTTTGTTAAAATTTTAATAAGTTGTTTATAATTGAAAATAAGTATTATATTTGCTAAACAATTAACAATTAAAAAAAACAATTATGAAAACATTATTAAAAAACTTTGCATTAGCATTATTATTATGGATTACATTTTTTACTTGTACAGTATTAATTTTAAAACTTATTTAATATGACACCAGAAGATAAAAAAGAATTAGATTTTGTTTTAAAACAAGCAACAAGAATTTTAATAGCTGCAATAGTAGCAGCATTAGTATTATTAACAATAGCAATTATAAAATTATGAAAATAGAAATTATTAGAAAATTAGATATACTTTTAGATTTACAAAGTGAAGATAATATTTATCAAATAACTTTACTTAATTCAATTAAAAAAGATTTAATTAACGAATGGAATGCATCAGATAACTATGCACAACAAATTAGGGAAGTTTTAGATATGGATAACACTTATGATTTATTAAACAACATTAAAATTAGATAATATGATAACAACTTTTGACAACAAACAATGGGATAAACAAGAACTATTAGACAATATGTATAATGATAGTTTCTATTATGGATATTTAGGTAAAAATGCTTTAAGTAGTTCTTCAGCTAAAATGCTTATATCTTCGCCTAAAACATATAAATATGTAACACAATATGGTTCTGATGAAAGCCAAGCATTAAGAGATGGCAAACTATTCCATACAATGATATTAGAACCACATAAGTTAAATGATTTAGTAATTGTTGATGTAGCAACTAAAGCAGGAAAAGAATACAAACTTGCAAAAGAACAGGGTTTAGAAGTATATACAAGAAAAGAATACAATGATGCTGAAAGATTAACTGATGCTTTATCAAAGAACAATGAAGTAATGAGTTTAATGAGTAAATCACAAACTGAAATACCAGCTATTGAAATGATTGATGGAATTCCATTTAGAGCAAAAGCAGATATATTAAAACCAAATATGATTATAGATTTAAAAACTACAACAGGTGTTAAAGACTTTAGATATAGTGCTGATAAATATAGCTATGATTTACAAGCGTATTTATATAAAAAGATGTTTTGTGTTGATGACTTTCTTTTTGTTGCAATAGACAAAGGAAGTTTAGATATAGCAATATTTGAATGTAGTGATGAATTTTATGCAAAAGGTGAAGCAAAGTTAGAACAAGCAATATCTAACTATAAATACTTCTTTGGTAAAGAAGATATGGATTTAAACCAATATGTATTAAGAGGAATACTTTAAAAAATAAAAAATAAAAACAAAATGAAAAAAGCAGAAATATTTAACAATCATTTTCAAAACTATAAAACTTATGCTATTCCTAAAGCACAATTAATTATAGCAGATATACCATATAATTTAGGAAACAATGCTTATGCAAGTAATCCAGCTTGGTATAAAGATGGTGACAACTCAAATGGAGAAAGTGAATTGGCTGGTAAAAGTTTTTTTGATACTGATGAAGATTTTAGACCAGCAGAGTTTATGCATTTTTGCTCAACTATGTTAAAGCAAGAAACAAAGAAACCAAAAGTTGAAGGTGAAGCAAGACAAAAAAGTAATGCTCCTTGTATGATTATATTTTGTGCTTTTGACCAGCAAATGTATTTAATAGAATTAGCCAAAAGATATGGATTAAATAATTATATAAATTTAGTATTTAGAAAAAACTTTTCAGCACAAGTATTAAAAGCAAATATGAAAGTTGTAGGTAATTGTGAATATGGTTTAATTTTATATAGAGATAGATTGCCAAAATTTAATAACAATGGTAAAATGATATTTAATTGTATTGACTGGCCAAGAGATAATGAAAGTGAAAAGATACACCCAACACAAAAACCAGTTGAATTATTAAAAACTTTAATTAAAATATTTACTGATGAAGGTGATGTTGTTATTGACCCTTGTGCAGGAAGTGGAAGTACATTAATTGCAGGACAAGAATTAAAAAGAAAAGCATTTGGATTTGAAATTAAAAAGAACTTTCATAAACTTGCTACTAACTGGATTGATAATGAATATCAAAAATTTTCTGAAATAGAAGAATTTGGATTTGCAAAAACATTAATATCTAAACAACAGGAAACATTATTCTAATGAATGATAAAGCAACAGAACATTATAATATAACCTTATATGAAATAGAACAAGGAATGACTATTGAACAAATAAGGTTTATATTAAAAGAATATGAAGCTGAAGAATTATATGAAGAGTGTCAAGGTATACATTTAGCATTAGAAATAGTATTATTTAACATACTAACAGAATTAATAAAACAAAGTAAAAAACAAAAGATAAAAATTAGATGGAAACGCAAATAACATTACAATTAAAAAAAGCAATACAAGAAATAACAGGTGTAGATATAAATGAAGTAACACGTAAAAGAGAAACAATAGAAGCACGTGCAATCTATTATAAAGTATTAAAGCAAATAGATAAAAAGAAGTCTTTAAAATCTATTGGTGCTTCAGTAGGAAAAGACCACGCAACAGTATTACATTCATTAAAGAACTATGATATGTTTGAGCAGTTTAATCCAACACTAAAACTATTTAGAAAACAAATAATGCAAAGATTAAATTATGCATCACCAGAACATATATTAGATATGTCAAAAGATGAATACATACAAAGTTTACAAATAGATGTAATGAAACTAACAGAAGAAATAGAAAATTTGCAAGAAACAATTACTAACTTACAAAAACCAAGAAACAATTACAACATAGTAAACAACATACAAGAATTATTATTAGAAACAGAAGGAACAGAACAATGGCAAATAATTGTAGAAAGGTTACAAGCATTATATAAAATGAATAGAAACATTAAACTTTAATAAGATGAGAATAGAAACAAACTACACAGACAGATTTAGTTTAGGAATTGTAATTGGTAGATATGAAATATCAATAGCATTAGTATTAGTAATAATAGATATAAAATTTTAGTTATGGCAGATATAGCAAAATGTAATGACGCTTTGTGTCCATCAAAACAATACTGTTACAGGTTTACAGCACCAGCATCAGAATATTGGCAATCGTATGGAATGTTTAATAGAGAAGGTGATGCAGATAATTGTGATATGTTTTATCCTAATGGTAAATGTAAATATTGTCATTTAGAAAATGATAATCACAAAATGAGTTGTGCAACAATGAAAATACAAGTGAACTTATGACACCAAAAGAAAAAGCAGAAGAAATAACTTTATTATATTATAATTTAGGTAAACATTTATATGTTCCTATAAGTTTTGCAAAACAATGTGCTTTAATAGCAGTTGATGAATTAATAAAAGTTGCTTGTGATTATAGTGACTATGATGAAACAGTAACAAAAGAATATTGGGAAAAAGTAAAAATAGAAATAGAGAAATTATGACAGCAAAAGAAAAAGCAGATGAATTATACAGCAAGTATGATGATTTATTAAACAAAGATTTTGGTAATCCTATTGTATTTGATAATCAAATCAAACAATGTGCATTAATAGCAGTTGATGAAATTATATCTGAATTTTATTTAGAAGAAGATGTTGCAATATATTGGCAAGAAGTTAAACAAGAAATAGAAAAATTATGACACCAGAACAAAGAGCATACATACTATATAACAAATATACAAAAGCATATAATAGATTTGTAGTAAGTGGTTATATTAAACAAGGTAGAACTGATTGGAAAGAAATAGCTATTGAATTAGCAAAGTTATATAAACAATAAACAAAAATGTTTATTTTTAATTTGAATAAACAAATTTTTTCAAGATGAATGATAATAACTATGGTGGCAAAAGAGAAGGTGCTGGTAGACCATCAAAAGCAGAAGAAATAAAACTAATTGAAAAATTAAAACCATTAGAAGAAAAAGCATTTAAAGCATTAGAAGCTGGATTGGATGCTGGTGATTTTAAATTCACACAATTATTTTATAACTATTATGCTGGTAAACCAAGAGAAACAAAAGATATAACTGTAAGTAATGAACAGCCTATCTTTAATATTGATTTAGACGAGGTTTAAGAAACTATCTTATGGAGTTTATACTTACTACTGCAATTAAAAAGTTATTGCGTTTAAAGAAGCGTATTAAAGTTATTAGAGGTGGAACATCAGCTGGTAAAACATTTGGTATTCTGCCTTTGTTAATTGATAAAGCAATTAAAGAACCAAATTTAGAAATAAGTGTAGTATCTGAAAGCATACCACATTTGCGTAGAGGTGCTTTAAAAGACTTCTTAAAGATTATAATGGCATTAGGTAGGTATAATGATGCACAGTTTAATAAAAGTACTTTAAAGTACACATTTGCAAACGGAAGTTATATTGAATTTTTTAGTGTAGACCAACCAGATAAATTAAGAGGTGCAAGAAGAAACATTTTATATGTAAACGAGTGCAACAATATAGATTTTGAAAGTTACTATCAATTAGCAATTAGAACATCAGGTGATATATGGTTAGATTATAATCCTACTTCAGCATTTTGGGTTGATAAAGAAATACTAACGCAAAACGATACTGATTTTATTACATTGACTTATTTAGACAATGAAGCATTATCAGAAACAATAGTAAATGAAATAGAAGCAGCTAAAGTAAAAGCATTAACATCTACATATTGGGCAAACTGGTGGCAAGTTTATGGATTAGGTCAAACAGGAAGTTTAGAAGGTGTATGTATTCCAGATTGGCAAGAAATAGATTTACCAACTGATGCAAGAATATTATGTTACGGAATGGATTTTGGATATTCAAATGACCCAACATCATTAGTAACTATGTATAAATACAATGATGCATATATATTTGATGAAGTAATTTATAAAAAGGGTTTATTAAATAGTGAAATATCTAATTTGTTAAAAGCAAATAATGTAAACGAAATTGTTTACGCTGATAGTGCTGAGCCAAAATCAATAGCTGAATTAAATAGTTATGGTCATAATGTATTACCAGTTACAAAAGGAAAAGATAGTATCTTATTTGGTCTTAATTTAATTAATCAAAACAAAGTTTATGTTACATCAAGAAGCAAGAACTTAATTAACGAATTAAGAAACTACATTTGGCAAACTGATAAGACAGGAATTAAAATGAATAGACCAATAGATGCATACAATCACGCTATTGATGCAATGCGTTATGCTATAACAAGTCAATTAGAAAACCCACATAAAGGTAATTACTTTATATATTAATAACATTATATTGTTATTTTAAGTGTATTTAATACTTTTAATATTTAAAATATATGCAAAATAACATTATAATATCATTTTACTAATGACTTACGGACAAATAATAGCAGCAATACAATGTTATATACATCACGTTAAAGGAATAGAAGTTCAGATTAACTTACCAAGAAATGTAGGTGAAATTAAAAAGATGAAACAAATGTATAGTGTAGCTAGTGATTACCTTTTGTTGTAACATAAGTATTAAAATTAGGGTTTATATTGACACAAAAAGTAATGAAAGAAGAAGAAGATATATTTGAAAATATGGAGTTTGAACAATGTGATACAAGGTATGAAATAATATCTATGTGCAATAGTGCTTTAAATGCAGTTGAAGGTTTTGATACGTATATGATTGATGAAAAAGATACGTATAAGATTAAAGAAATAAAAAGAAAGTGTTTAGCATTAATTGATTTACATATTGGAATGATATATGATGAAAACTTTGATAGTTAAAGAAATGTTAAAATGTATTTTATTTAAAACAATATAATTACATTTGTATCAAATAAAAAACAAATGAACACATATATGAAAAAATATAGAATAACTTACTGGACACAACGTAATGATGAAAGCACAGATGTAGAAATAGAAGTCTATGCTTATAATGAAATAGATGCTATGAAAAAATTTTACGATATGAATATAGTTTATAGAAAAATAGAAAGTGTAGAAGAATTGGTTTAAATTTTGATTAATAATGGTTGAATTAAGACTTACAGAAATGTAGGTCTTTTTTTTGTTTAATACAATTTGAACTTTATTTTATTTTTAAATAAAAAACAATGAAGTTACAGATTACAATACCAACAAGTTTAGATGAAATAACATTAGAACAATATCAAAAGTTTTTATCAATAGCTAAAGATAATCCTGATGGTGAGTTTATTCAACATAAAATGGTAGAAATATTTTGCGGTATAGATTTAAAGAATGCTGCTAAAATAAGTTTTAAAGATGTTAATGAAATAACAAGTAACCTATCAAATCTATTCACACAAAAATATGATTTAAAAAGAACATTTAAATTAGGTAATACTGAATTTGGTTTTATAACTAACCTTGATGAAATTACACTTGGTGAATATACTGATTTAGATAAATACATAAGTGATTGGGATAAGATGCATAATGCTATGGCAGTTTTATATAGACCAATAACAAAGAAGTTAAAAGATAAATATCAGATTGAAGAATACAATGGAAGCTATACTTATTGTGATGCAATGAAATATGCACCAGTTGATGTTGTATTAGGTGCTGTTGTTTTTTTTTACACTTTAGGCAACGAATTACTGAAGTCTACGATACACTATTTGGAGAACAACAAGGAATTTCAGAATATAGTAAACAATCACAATTTGGAAGTAAATGGGGTTGGTATTCATCATTCTATGCTATTGCTCAAGGAGACGTTAGAAGATTTGAAGATGTTTCCAGACTTAAACTTTCAGTTGCATTAACATTTTTAACATTTGAAAAAGAAAAGAACGAAATAGAAACTGAATTAATAAGAAGTAAATAATGAAAGGATTTTATCAAATAACAACAGCAATAAAAGACCAACTATATAAAGATGTATTTGTAAACACAGTTTCATCTGGTGATATATTTGAAATAGATTTAAACAAGCAAACTATATTTCCTTTGTCGCATATTATTGTAAACAATGCAACATACAATGGCAACACTTGGTTGTTTAATATATCAGTTCTATGTATGGATGTTGTTGACTTTAGTAAGACTGAACAAACAGACCAGTTTTTAACAAATGATAATGAACAAGATGTATTACATACACAACTAATGGTTATTAATAGATTGTTAGAAGTATTAAGACGTGGAACTTTATATGATGATTTATACCAGTTACAAGGCACACCAAATTGTGAACCATTTGTAGATAGGTTTGAAAACAAGATAGCTGGTTGGACAGTTACATTTGATGTTATGGTTGCTAATGAAATGACAAGTTGTGAAGATGAATGCTAATAATTTAACATCTACAAAAGAAGTTTTAGAAGCATATAAGAAATATGTTATTCAACAAGCAAGAAGTAACCTTTCTAAAAGCAATAAGAACGTTTCTAAACAACTTTATAATAATATTAAAGGTGAAATACTATTTGAAAAAGATTATTTCTTATTAGGCTTTAGTATGCCTGATTATGGTTTTTATCAAGATGAAGGTGTTAAAGGTGCAGACCCAACACAAGTATCACCTAACGCAAAAGTAAAAGGGCAACAAGCACCGAATAGTAGATTTAAATTTAAAAGAAGAATACCTTCAGCACCATTTGAACAATGGGCAAAGTTTAGAAACATAAGATTACGTGATGCAAAAGGTAAATTTGTAAAAGGCAATTATAAATCAATAGGTTATATTATAGCAAAGAATGTATGGGCAAGGGGAATTAAACCTTCTTTATTTTTTACAAAACCATTTGAAGCTGGATATAAAAAATACATAGATACAGATTTAATAAAAGCATTTGGAGACGATATAGAAACATTAATAGATTATACAATAACAAATAAATAATATGGCAATAAATGTAATATTAGCTAGAAGTCCTTATCAAGTTGTTATAAACGAGGCAAACCAAATAAGAACAAAGGTTGAATTAAGACTTTGGAATAAGGGAGGTACAAGACCTACAAATGCAACTTATATAATGAGTGAAGGAATTGCATCTGTAACACAAAGAGAAACCAATTATAATATATCGCCATTTATTTTAGAGTTTATAGATAAGTTTAAATTGCAATATTCGTCAAGTACAATAACTCAAGCCGATAATAAGGAATGGTGCATAGGAGAATACAAGACTTTTTATGAAACAAATGAAACTGAATTTACTTTGTTAGATACAGTTTCTTTTTGTGCAGTAAATGGATATTCAACAGTAGAACAGGGACTAAATTATTATCCAGCACTAGAAAAAGATTATTTATTACTTGCAAATCCATTAATAAAAGTATATTGGAGTACTACTATACCTTATTATAATTTTATATGTAAAGACACATCAGATGAATATACTGCTATATGGATAGATAAAGATGAAGCTGCTTTAAAAGGAGAAATATTTTATTCTGGAGATAATGATTTTTTTAATTACGCAATTCCTTTAATATATAAAGAAAGTGTAAGAGTTGAAATATATAGTGAAAAATACGGAAATATTTATAAAATAGAAACTGAAAAAATATGTGAGCCTAAATACCCTATTCAAATAATGTGGTTCGTAAATAAGCTAGGAGGTTGGAATCAATTTGCATTTTTCAAAGCAAGTTACAATTCTATTGATGTTAAAAATAGCGATTATGCTTTAATGCAAAAAGAGGTTGATTATGATTATCGTAAAGGACAGACAAAGCCATTTAATATAAACGGAAATGGAAGTTTAAAAGTAAATACTGGATGGGTTACAGAAGATTATTACGAGTGGATTGAGCAAATGATGTTAAGCGATACTATATTGTTAAACCCAGCAACACCGGTTACAATTAAGACCACAAGTATGCAAAAGAAAACATCTCTTAATGATAAAACTATTAATTATACTTTAGAGTTTGACTTTGCAAATAAACTAATTAATAACATCGTATAATGAAATTAAGTACAGAAGTTTATATTAAGAAAAATACTTTAGAAATTGCTGGCAAAACTACTGCAAATAATTCATCGCCATTTTTGGGAATGAGTACTAATTTGACAATGACCACAAATCAATATTTAGGTCATTATGTTAAAATTATTTCTGGCGATAGCACTGGATTAATAGCTTGGATAACTGGTAACGATACTACTAAAATAGATTTTGAAACTGCAATACCATTAGCGAATGGAGATGATTTTGAAATATACAAAAGTGAATACCAAAGGTTAGATTTATTCAAAGATGAAAAAATTAGCATCACTTCACAAATTGGGAACGCAAACGACATAGGTAAATTATATACAGACTACACGCAGTCTTTTACTATTCCAGCATCAAAGAATAATAATCAAATTTTATCGCATTGGTACGAAAGCAGTATCGATAATGGTTTTGACCATAGAATGAGATACGATGCTTATATCGAAGTAAACACACATAGATTTAAAGATGGAACTATTCAATTAGAAAAAGCAGACAAAAAAGACGGATTTATTGAAAGTTATACAGTTACGTTTTATGGAAACTTGGTGCAGTTAAAAGATATAATAAAAGATGATAAACTACAAAGTTTAGATTTTTCAAGTTTTAACCATATTTATACTTCATCAGAGGTAAGAAATAGGATAACTGGTTTTTTTAATGTTAGATATCCTTTAATAGGCAACGCAAATAAATATAGTTATCAAGATGGAAGTCCAACAGATATAACTACAGTAGGAGGGGCAATAAAATGGAATGAGTTATTTCCAGCAATAACAGTACAAAATATATTTGCAAGAATAGAAGCAAAATATGGAGTTAATTTTAATGGAAGTTTTTTTAATTTACAACAATGGATTGAATTGTATTTATATTTAAAGCCAAGTTTAAAAATGGAATATATATCACAGCCAGAAAATTTAAATTTTACTTCTGTTGTAACTTCTTCGCCTAATACACCAACATTCCCAGAATTCAATTTAACAACAGACACTTTAACAACAAATTGGGGATGGGGTAGTTCAAGTGGAAACACTCAAAATTTTACAGTATTTGTTAGGGTAAATCCAGATGCTGGTTTTACTACTATTCCTTATGTTTTATATACATATAAAAACGGGGTTTTACTTTCAACAATTACACAAACTGGAATTCAAGATATACAAGTTGATAGAGTAAGAAGAAGAGATGACCCAACTGCAAATCATAGATATACTTTTAAATTATCAGCGACTTCTCCATTAACTTACAATGCATCTTTATTTTATCAAAAACAATATTTTAATTATACTACTAGTAATTTTGTTACAACTCAATCTAGAGTAATAACAAATTTAATTAATAATATAAGTTCTATAATAAATATAGGTAATTATATGCCAGATATGAAAATTATAGATTTTATAACTGGTATAATAAAAGCATTTAATTTAATGATTATTCCAAGGCAGAATAATACTTATGAGTTTTTACCACTTGAAATGTATTACAATGCTGGTAAGATTTTGGATATAACAGAGTACACTTACGAAAATGAAATGAGCATAAATAAGCCAAAGTTATTCAAGAGTATTAACTTTACTTATGAGGAGAGTAAAAACATCTTAAATGAAGCGTATAAAGGTTTATACCAACAAAACTATGGTGACTTAATTTATAATTCAGAAAGGATTACAGAGAACTCTACTTATGATATTAAACTGCCATTTGAAAATGTTTTATTTGAAGTTCCAAAACAAGGAAAATTATTTCAGACTGCAACTTTAATAGACAAAGACCAAAAACCTTATATTCCAAAACCTATGCTTATTTATTTAAGTCAAAGAGTAACCGGTTTAACTGGAACAGACCAAATTTATGTAACTAATAGTGTAGGGGCAGCAACACAAATAAATGCTTATAATCGTTTCTCAAATGAATACGATAATATGCCAACAGATGTTACACATTCTCAATTAATGACAATGAATTTTGGTAATGAACAATCAAGTTGGTTAAACCAATTAGCACCACAAGGATTGTATTTTAGACACTATAAAAACTTTATAGATAATCTTTATAACATAAAAACAAGATTAGTAAAAGCAAAAGCATTATTGCCACCAAGTTTATTAGGAAGTAGTGTAACAAATGGTGCTGGAATACCTTTAGGAATTGCATTAAATGATAGATTAGTAATAAGAAATAAAAGATATATTATAAATTCATTTACTACTGATTTAACAACTGGAGAAACTGATTTAGAACTATTAACAGATTACAGAGGTGTTGATGCAGCAAGTACAGTAGGTTATAGATTTGCAAGTATGGATATAATTCAAACAGACAAAGAAGAATTAACATTTGATTTAGAAATATACTTAAATGATTATGATAGTTTTAATGTAAAAACTTCGACTGGATATTTGATTTATAGTGACCCAAGTAATAATATAAGTGATATAACATTAACAGTTACAGTTCCAGAAAACACAACTGGATTAGATAGGACTGAATTAATAACAATACAATATAAAATAGGTGGTTCAACAGCAAAACTTGAAAATATAATTGTAACACAAACTGGAATATGATAAAGTTAATACTTGAAATGCTACAATTAGATGAGCATTACGGACAATCAGAAACAATAGAAATTGCAAAAGGTAAATATGAATTACCAACAACTTGGTCAAGAACATTTAAACAAATAAAAAGAGAATGGAAAACAAAGAAATAAATTTAAAGATAAATAGTAACATTGATGATGTAACTAAAGAAATTAAATCTTTAAATAAAAATTTAGATAATACAACTGATGAAGTAAAAAAAGTTGGTAAAAGTACAGATGAAGTTGAGAAAAGTACAAAGACTTTAGCTGATGGGTTTAAAGGTGTAGGATTAGCAATTAAAGCTATGGGCATTGGTCTTGTGATTAGTGCTATGGGTACATTGAAAGAAGTATTTATGAGCAATCAAAAAGTTGCTGATACAGTCGCTACTGCTATGGGTACTGTTGTAAATGTATTTAGTAAAGTTGTTGATGTTGTTGTTTCAGTTGTTGAAAAAGTAAATCAATCAAGTGATGGCTTTAAAGGATTATCAGCAGTAATATCTGGTTTAATTACACTATCATTAACACCTTTAAAATTAGGTTTTTATTCAATTTCTTTAGCTATTGATGAAGCAAAACTTGCTTGGGAAGAAAGTTTCTTTGGTGATGGTGATGCTAAAACAATAGAAAAATTAAATAAAAGAATTTCAACTACAAAAGATAATATTGTTGAAGTTGGTAAAGATGCATTAGAAGCTGGTAAGAAAGTTGCAAATAATATTGGTACAGCTATTAGTGAAGTAGGCGCAGTTGTTGAAGGAACTATTGATGGTGTTTCTAAAATATCTGTTTCTGCTGCTTATGAACAAGCAAAAGCAAATACACAATTACAAAATAACGCAAAATTAGCAGAAGCAAATCAAGCAAGGTTAGTAGAACAATATGATAGACAAGCAGAAAAATTAAGACAAATTAGAGATGAAGAAAGGAATAGTGTTGATGATAGAATAAAAGCTAATAATGATTTAAAAAATGTTTTAAACAATCAAGAAAAAGCTATGCTTGGTGCTGCTGATGCCCAAATAGCTGCTGCAAATGCTACATTACAACAAAACAAAAGTATAGAAAATCAAGTTGCTTTAACTAATGCTTTAGCAAATAGGGAAGGTGTATTAGCACAAATAGAAGGATTAAGGTCAGAACAAAAAGCAAATGATTTAGCACTTAATAAAGAACTATTAGATTTAACAAAAAGCAAAAATGAAGCTGAAACACAATTAGCAATAGACCAAAAACAATTTGATGCTGAAAGATTAAAAGATGAAGAAGCTATTTTATTAGCTAAAAAATCAGCATTAGAATTTGCACAAACACAAGAATTAGAAAGATTACAAAACGTAATTAACACAACTAAAGAAGGTACACAAGCAAGAATAGATGCTGAAAATGAATACGCTACTAAAAAACAAGAAATAGAAAATCAAATTACACTTACACAAGATGAAATTGATACATATAGATTTAATAAAAAATTAGAAAAAGAACAATTAATTATTGAAAATGATAAAGCAACTTTTGAAACAAAATTAGAAGCATTAACAGAACAAGAAAGATTAATAACTGAAGCTACTAATATATCAGAAGAAGAACGTACAAAATTACTAAAAGAAAATAAAGATGCAAGGGTTAAAATAGCAGAAGAAGAAGCAGCAGCAAAACAAAAAGCATTACAATCAATGTCATCTGGTCTTAAAACAGCAGCAACTTTATTAGGTGAAAGTACAGCAGCTGGAAAAGCAGCAGCAATAGCAGCAACAACAATAGACACAATACAATCCGGAGTTTCAGCATTTAAAGGAATGGTATCAGCAGTTCCAGGACCCGTAGGTATTGCTTTGGGAGCAGTTGCAGCAGCTGGTGCATTAGCTTCAGGTTACGCATCTGTTAAAAAGATTTTAGCAGTTAAAACACCTAATGGCGGTGGTGGTGGTAGTGCTTCTCCTTCAACTGGCGGTACTCCAAGTGCGCCAAGTTTTAATGTAGTTGGTCAAGGTGGTGCAAATCAAATAGCAGAAAGTATAGCTAATAGAGATAGTCAACCAATAAAAGCATTTGTTGTTGGTTCGGATGTAACTACACAACAAGGTTTAAATAGAGGTATAGTGCAAAACGCTACTTTAGGATAATGTTACTTAAAAGTATCATTAACTAATAAAAACAGACTTAATGATACTTATTTAAAACAAAATATAAATAATTTAATTTTTAAAAAAAAGCATAATGAAAAAGTTAGAAACTATTTATTTAGATATAGACGAAGAAAATATTCAAGATGGGATTGATGCTATTAGTTTAGTTAAATTTCCAGCTATTGAAGAAAATTGGGTTGCACTAAATGAACACAAAGTAGAATTAAAAACTATTGATGAAGATAAAAGAATAGTTATTGGTTTAGCTTTAATTCCAGAAAAAGATATTTATAGAAGAAATGGTGATTATGAATATAACATTAGATTTTCAAAAGATACAGTAAGAAAAGCATCAGAACTTTATTTAAAGAAACTTAAAATTCATAATTCAACATTAGAACACGACAAAAAAACTGAAGGTGTTTATACAATAGAAAGTTGGATTGTTGAAGATGTTAAAAAAGATAAATCAGCTATTTACAATTTAAATGCAGTTGAAGGTGCTTGGGTTGTTGTTCAAAGAATAGACAATGATGAAGTTTGGAATGATGTTAAAGAAGGTAAATATCAAGGGTATAGCATAGAGGGATATTTTTCTGAAAAAGCAGAATTAAATCTACAAGAAAGTAAAGAGCAAGAATTGATTGAAAAAATAAAACAAATACTAATTAATGTTTAACATATTTAAAATGGGAAAAAATAAATACACAAGTCCAAAAGACGTTAAAAGAGGTTGTTTATGTGATGATAGCACATATTCATCAGAATGTTGTAAAGGTG